TCTCGGAATCGAAGTTACTATCGAATTTCAAAACGAGCAGAATAGCAAAGTTAACCAATCGTTAGAAATAGTAGAGCGACTAACTGAATTAAAGCTACCTAAAAGCCTTAACGACCGCAACGAGTTAACTGGCATCTACACTAACACTTATTTTGAGTGCGAAAGTTTAACGGATGAAGAGATAGAGATTTCATTATGCTTTAACGATTTAGACGTTTGGTTTGATTACGTAATAGAACGTAATGCAGTTATTGAGCATTTTTACACCACTAATAGTCAGTACGAAGCATTAGTTGATATGGACTATTTGGCACATAAACAAGCGTGGGTAAGCTACGAGGAAATTGAGTTGGATTATGAGCAAATATTTGAATATTTATTTAGAACTGGCGAAATTGCAAATTACTTACAATATCAAATTGAGGAATGAAAATAAGAAGCACAGTTAAACCAGATATTAAGTTAAGTTTTAACGACTGGATAAAATACATTAGAGAACAAGTAAATAAAACTAAAAAATAAGACAATGGAAAATTTAGCATTAATAACAGAGAAAGATTTAAGCTTGGTTGAGGAAAACTCATTAAACGCACAACAACTTAAGCAACTACTTAAAAAGACTCCAGAGCGTTACGTTCACAAGCGGCCAGCTAAAGGTGGTGGAAGTTGGGACTATGTAACTGGTGGGTACGTTAAAAAGGTCTTAAACTTGATGTTCGGATGGGATTGGGACTTTGAGATTATGGATGAAAAAATCATTCACGGAGAAGCAGTAGTTAAAGGTCGTTTAACTTGCCGTACAAATGGGCGCACTATTGTTAAGATGCAATATGGAAACAAGGACATAATGACTAAGCGAGGAAGCAATGAGCCATTGAGCATAGGTAACGACTTAAAGGCTGCCGCTACTGATGCACTTAAGAAGTGCGCTGCTGAAATTGGAATAGCTGCTGACATTTACAATAAGATGGACTTTAACGAGGTCAATGTTCACGTTCCACAGTCAAGAGATTGGAAAGCCGAATTAGAAGCAGAGAACAGTATTACTGGCCTAAACGAAATATGGCGTCAAATGTCCGAGAATGAGCAGGTAAGGTACAAGCTATTGTATACTGAAAGGCTTAACGAATGTGGCTTGAGTTAATTATTTTAAACTTTTTTTTATTTTTTTTAACCTACATGGTAAAAAATTAAAAAATTCTTTGTATATTTGAGTATCGTTAACAACAAAAAACAAAACACAATGGAAACTTATAATTACATAGCAAAAAAAATTGAAGGCAAAAAAGTAACTGAATATGTATTGGAAATTGAAGAATTAAATCCAAACGACATAGAAGATAAGATTATGCTTTACGATGACAAAAACGCCAAAAGAGTTAAAAGATTTATTTTAAAAAATAATTTTGTAACTAAAGAAACTTTCTATGTTCTCTTTGATGATTTTAAATTCGATGGTTGTAGCACTTTTATAGAAAGTGATTATATCTTTGAACAAGGAACAGTAAATATTTAAAAACGCTTAAAAACAAAACAATGAATTTCGATAACTACATTTTCCGCAGTCATATGGTCGGCAACATTATATCTGTGCCGAAGCCATTAACACCTAACCAAGCAGAAACATTAGCAGACTATCGCAAACGCCAAGCTGGAGAGGGCAGACCATTAACAGACAATCAGATTAAAACTTGGCACTCATTAGAGCATAAGCACAACGAGAGCCAAACTTATAAGCTAACTGACACCGCCAAACGTATTTGTACTGATTTAGTCTTTGAGGCTCGTACTGGGCGCAGGTCAAAACTTGAAACCAAGTATTTTGATAAAGGCATTGAAAAAGAAAAAGATGCACGAGATTTAGTAAGCGAGGTATTAGGCAGACCATTTACAAAAGACGATGAGCGCAGATCCAATAGCTGGGTAACTGGTAAGCGTGACATCCAAGACCATAACGTAATTATAGACATTAAGACGTCGTGGTCGTTTGAATCATTTAACAAGCACTTACTTGATACACCTAACGATGTTTATTTGCGCCAATTAGACTGTTATATGGACTTATGGAACATTAACGATAGCTTACTTTGCCACGTTCTTGTTGACACACCTGCAAAGCTTATAGATGACGAGATACGCAGACTTGATTGGAAGTACAATATCACCGATATGAACGGAGACGTTAGAGATGAGTTTATAGCTGATGTAGTGGAGTTAGTGCAGAATCACATATTTACTTGCAAAGGGTTAGAGGAATACTGCCTACAATCAAGCAACGTTCACATAGAGTGGTTTGCGGACTTTAACGAGATACCAGTAGCCCAGAGGCTTCACATGATACCTCATTCATTTGATAAGCTACGCATTCAGCAACGTAACGAGTGCATCACATTGGCGAGGGAGTATATGAACACAGTAAAACCTATTAATAACATTATCAAACTTTAAAAAACAAAAACAATGAAAACAAGTATTAAAAACGAATTTGAGCAAAGAGCAAATGACTATGTAAATGATGGCATCCTAACAATGGATAACCAAGATGATTGGCACTACCATTTATTTAACGAAGATTACTATATTGTTGGATACTACGATGCCGAACAATGGTTAGAGAGACACGGAGTGTATGTGCTTGAAGCTATACAAGTTTGCCAAAACTATGAAAAAGATAATTTTGGGAAATGCCGAGTATATGACAATGCTGAGATGGTCGTAAATATGTATGCTTACGTTTTAGGCGAGGAGTGGATATATGATGAGGGCGAAGATTTTGTAACAGAATTAATTAACCAATAAAAACAAAACAATGACAAGAGCAAAAACAGAAGCTTTTATTCAAGGCATCACAGATGGCACATTTCAAGGCGATGCAGCCACAATCTACAATCTTATCCAAGATAAGCACGTTATGACTTTACCCGAAATATCAGTAATTTTGGACAAATCACTTAACCAGTTTAGCGGTAGAATTTCCGAGTTGCTGGATGCTGGTTTAATTAAGGAGATGAAAGGTGCAAAGTATAGTCTATTCCGAATAACACAAAGCGACCAAGAACGCTATGAATGCGCCAAGATGCGACACAATGAAAAGATTGAAAAGTTGCGTAAAAAGGCTGATGAGTTAGGTTATTTTTTAGTAAAAAAAATGTGGTAAGATGGAAGCAGGAAGTAAAGTAAAGGTCTATTTAGGGAACGTGGCTTGTTGCTATGGCATAGCTACTGGCAGAGCAAAGAAAATGAACGGAGTTACAATTTATGAATTGCAAGAATGTGATCCGTTTGACACTTGGGATGCTGACTATTTCCGAGATGCTAACGAGGTTTCATTTGACATTAAATTTGCAAAAGAAATTAAGACCTATAACAACGGAAAAAGGGTATATTTGAATACTGGAACATTCAACTACTACAAGATGAAGAAGGAATGTTTTAAATTTGAACAACAAACACTATTTTAAGATGAGTAAAGAAAAACAATTTAGCAAAACCATAATATTATGCAGCTTACTTGATCTTGCTATGGAAGAACTTGCGATGAGTCAAGTGTTTAAGCGCAGAACAAATCTTTATAAAGGGGTTTTAGAACGTGAACTTAAACGCCAGCAGTTAGCAGTTGAAATAGAATGTGGTAAACAAGTAGCCGAAGATGGATTAGCTGCGCAAAACCAGCTGACACTCCAGGTGGATTACATACTTGATGCTATCTTTGGAATCAAAGAAAATAAAGAACTGGTTAAAAGCATTGAAAAACATTTATTAAAATAAAAATATTAAAAATGAATTTATTTGATGATGATTGGGGTGTAGATAATTCTAAAATAGATGATACCCACATAACGAGCACGATATTATATTTTAGCGAAGCCGAATTAAAACAATTCAAAAACCTTTGCAAAATTGGCATAAGAAAAGAATATAAAGAAAAAGCAATATCTGAAGGTAATTTAAGTGATTTTTTATTAAAAATTTTAAAAGAAAAATATGAAAACAATTAAATTGAAAAATTTTTATCCAAGCGGAGCTTCACATTTAAAAAGTAAATTTTTAACAAATAAAGATTTTGATATTTTAATAACAGAAGATTGTGATGGTTTTGATTTGTATGGAAATTTGTTATTTAAATTTCGTAAAAATGCTATCCCTTTTGATATATTAAAGCAAGGATATGAAGCATTTAAAGGTTCTATTCAATTAACTGATGGTAGGGGTGCAGCATCCGGGAGTTCACATAAAAGAATAAGGAAAGATGGTAGCATTTCAAATATAACTGTTGGAAATAAAGTGCATTCTGGAAATGTTGGTTTTATGGATAGTAATGCTATGATTCCATATTGCCGTCAGACTAATTTTGCTAAAAATTATTTTGATGATTATAAAAATGGAATACCTTTTGTTGAATATGTGGATAAAAAATATAAAGAATTATGCCCAGCGTATTATGAAAAACAAATAGCTATCGCAAGGGGTACAAATATAAACTATCGCATATCTGATACTGCTTTTACTACCGTTACTGTTAATAAAAATTTCCAAACGGCAGTTCATCAAGATAGTGGTGATTATCGTGATGGTTTTGGAAATTTAATAGTTTATAGGGAGGGTTCTTACGATGGTGCTTATTTTTGCTTACCAGAATATAGGGTAGCAATAGATTTGCATAATACTGATATTTTATTTGCAGATGTTCATTCATGGCACGGAAACACAAATTTTAATAATTGTAGCGAAGATTATTTAAGAATTAGTTTCGTTATGTATTATAGGGAAAATATGATAAAATGCAAACAACCATCTGATGAATTAAAATATATTAAACAAGCAAAAAACGGATTTTTAACACTTTAAACAAAAAAAAATGAAAATATTTATTTTTACATACGATAGGTATAATTCAATATCAACCAGCAAATACTTTGAAAATATACCTCACACTATTTTATGTCATACCGAACAAGACAAACAACAATTTATAGATGCAGGTAATTGTTACGGTGAAATAATTAGCACAAATAATCCAAAAGGTCTATCGTACAATAGGAATTTCGCATTAGATATGATGTCAGAAAATGAATGGGCGCTTTTTTTTGTAGATGATTTAATCAGCATAACTGGCATACCGCATAATCACGATTTATATTATGAAGATGATTTAGGGGTGGGTATAGGGCATAATGACAAAGCTAATTATGCTTTTATTAATTCACTTTTTAAAACAAAAATTAAAGCTGAAGATTTTTTGCTGCATTGCGAACTAACTATTAAAGAATGTGAAAGAAAAGGATATAATTTAGGCGGATTTTCTTTAACTAACAATACTGGTTTTAGGTCAAAAAAATATTCTTACAAATCTTTAGCAGATGGCAGGTGCTGGGTAGTTAAAAAAACAGATTTAAGGTTTGATGAAAATGTTCAATTAATAGACGACGTTTGTTTTACTGCACAAAATATAATGAGGTTTGGTGGTGTTGTGGTCAATAATTATGTTTTGCCAGAATGCAAAAGATATACTGATGGTGCTTTTGGTTCTATTGATAAAAGGATGGAACAAAAAATAAAGGAATGTGAATACTTGGTTAAAACTTACCCAGATGTGATTGCGTATGCAGAAAAAACTGGCTGGAAACAAGGTAGCCACGTTAAAATTAGGAATAAAAAAATAAACCACAACCAGCAAAGGTTATTTTAACTTTTTTAATTTTGTAAAACAAAACACTACAAGATAATGATAAAATTTATAAAGTGCGTATGGCTAACAATGGTTTCTCCGTTGGGGTTAGTAGTGTTTCCTGCTATACGCACTCCTTATATTAAAACACTACGCTATGATAAACGATAAAAAACAATTTAAATTTTACCGCAGTTACTGGGAAGTAGCAAATGAAATAGAAAGCGATTCAGATAAATTAGCTTATTTAATGGCTATTTTAGATAGACATTTTTTAGGTAAGGAAACTGAATTAAAGGGTGTTGCTAAATTTGCTTATATTTCGCAAAAACATTCTATTGAAGCCCAGTGCGTAGGGTATGAACAAAAGATGCAAAGCCTTGTAAATGGAACAAATGAAGATAAAACTAATAAAGGGGGTGCGCAAGGGGGTGTGCAAGGGGGTGCAAGAGGGGGTGCGCAACAAACATATAAACATATAAACTTGAAAACTAATAATCTTAAAACATATAAGGGTAAATTATTATCTCAGCTTTCAGCTGAAGATGTTGAAACTCCCGATTATTTGGAAATAGCAAAATCATTTCAAAATTTGTTTAAAAAAAATATTCAAGATAATGGTGGCACGATAAAAGTTATAAATAATGCTAAAGGAACTTGGTATGACGATATAAGGCTTTTAATTGAGTCAGATGGTGCAGAAGTTGATTCTATACGAAAAGTATTTAAATTTCTTCAAGAAGATGAGTTTTGGAAAAAAAATATTTTAAGCACAAAAAAGTTAAGAGAGCAATTCAATAAATTAATTATTCAAGCAAACGCAAAAGGAAAAACAAATGGAAAAGTTAGGAGACAAATTAGCGTTGAAGACTTTAACGAGTCTATCGAACGGCACTTTAGATAACAAAAGTTTATCGGTTTATCAAGATAACCTTACTATGGACTGCGTTAAGTTTAACTGCGCTAAAATACTAACGGCATTTAAGGGGTTAGATACTAACTTTACTAACTTACTGGCTGAAAGTTTAAAGCGTAACGGATTTACCGACCAGCGTTTAACTGATGCGGTAAACTATGTGATCGATAACTGCCCTTATCCATCGCCCAGCATTGCGGAATTTGTTAAATTTGATAAGAGCGTAAAGGTTTATTCGTACGATGAAATGATAAAGTTGGGTTATGGCACAGAGCCTTTTAAAAAAGTAAGGCTAAACCAAGAGCAACAGAAACCGTTATGGGTGTTTGCGAGTGATTACGAGAAATATGGACTTAAAAAATTCGATTGGTAATGTCAACAATAAAACAAATATCACTAATTGAGCCACAAATGGCCATATTTGTAATCAAGAAGCTATTGCACCAAGTAGATGATCAAGCCATAAGCCAAGCTATTAGTAAGTTAAAGGATGAAGATTTTGAAGAACTGGTAAATATCTTGATTTGGCTGGGGTATGAAGAAAAAACAATTAATCAAATACTAAAATAAAAACAATGAAAACAATAAATCACGCATTAATTAGCAACTACCACGAGGGAATGAAAAGAAAACAATTAACTCCAGACGATTTCCGTAAATTATACAATAGAATTATTGCAGACTACCAGCTGGAAGCCTATGCAAATAGCAGAAACGCAGACGTAGTATGTATAAGACAAGCTATAATGAAGATAGCACGAGCAAGAACTACATTAAGCCTTAAACAAATTGGCTCTATTTGGGGAAAAGACCATAGCACAGTAATTCACGGACTGCGCAGGGTGGAAAACGCATACGATACTAATGACGATATTTATTTGGATTGGGAAAGTGAGGTTTACAGATATTTTTAAGATGAGAATTTACAATTTTAAACATTACCAGTTAATACTATCGGATAATCCTTGCGATATTTTTAAGCATTTTGGAGTTGATTATCTGCATGGCTTAAATTTACAAGACTGCCAAGCTTACAATAACACCAAAGAAGATGCGTATATGGCTGGACTATGCAACTTGATACCTAACACCGATAAGATGTTTATCTTTTTAAACACGAGCAGAATGAATAACTGCAAAGAAAAGATGGCATTGATATTTCACGAAGCGATGCACTTGTCACTTGAGATTCACAATCACGATGTAAACGAAAAAGAAGAACAGATAATTAGCTGGGCAGAAGCCGAAGCAATTAAAATATATGACTTAATTTAAAACAATGGATATACAAAAACTAACGGACAACGAGTTAAGCAATTTGATTAAGGATTGCAGAAAAGAACTTGAGCAACGTAAACAGAGCCTTGAGGATGTATTGCTTGAGGACGATTATCAGAAATACAAAAGCAAGTATGCACGACTAACTTTATTCTACGACTTTTGTAGAGGTGTCTACTCTGTAACTGAAAAGGAATTGAAAGAAAAGAAACCAAGCACGAAGAAGCGTAATATCCGAAACGCAGTTATTAACTACTTGCTCTTGGAGGGTTTTAGTCATCAAGACATCGTGGATGAGTTTAATTTTCATAGAACAAGTTTAAGCAGTCCTATTAGCTATCACGAAAAGTACTACAAGCTTGATAAGAACTACACAGATATTTTTGAGGATGTTAAACAATTTTTTGAAGATTAGATATGGCCACAAATAAACGCAAATGTAAAGAGTGCAAAAAGGTGTTTGAAAAGAAACAGCCTTTGCAATACGTTTGCAGTCCTATTTGCGCCATTAACTATGCCAAGAAAAAAGAAAAGTCTAAATGGCAAAAGGAGAAGAAGCAGCGATTAATTGATTTAGAAAGCGTAAGCGGTGTGCAGTCCAAGTACATCCAGCCAAAGGTTAACGAGTTAGTGCGAATAATAGACAATGGATTACCCTGCATAGCTACTGGTAACTTTGGAAAGATGGCTGCTGGCCATTACTACCACGCTGGTGGCCATATTCAAATAAGGTTTAACTTGCATAACATTCACATCCAATCATTCCAGTCGAATAGTTTTAAAAGTGGCGATGCGCTAAACTATCGGCAAGGCATTATAAAGACATACGGAGAAGATTACATCCAGTTTATGGAGTCATTAAAGCAAACACCAATAAACGACCACACAAAGAGTTTTTACCTTGAGTTAAACAACAAGCTAATAGAAGTAAAAAAGTGGCTGAAAGTTCAAGTAAATGGGCAAATGCAAGATGTTGCCAGTAGGATACAACTGCGTAATGAAGTGAACTTGCTATTGGGCATTTATGACAAAGAATATTGCATATTTAGGTAAAGATTTTGTATCTTTAATGCACTCAATAATCTAATAATTTAAACTAAAAAAACATGAGTAAAATGCGACTTGGGTATATCGACCTGAACAAAATTGACAAGACAAAGATTATTACTACCGACAAAAACGGCAATCCTTTTAAGAATGGTGCGAAGTATGTGCCTATAGTTGAATGGATTAATGATGAAGCCGATAAGTACGGGAATATCGCATCAATCCAAATTAGCCAATCTAAAGAAGAAAGAGAAGCTGGTGTGAAAGCTATTTACATAGGAAACCTAAAAGAGCCACAAAGCCGGAATAATGAGCCAACAAGTGCAAGAACTGCATCTGTTGCTGATGACTTACCATTTTAAAAAATAAAAACAAAATACAATGAAAAAGATAACAACAAGCCACGATTGTCCACCTATTCCAATAAGAGATTACGACTGGTCAGCAGCGAGAGAAGATTGGGATGAAGGAGATTTCATCGGATATGGAAGAACAGAGCAAGATGCTATAGATGATTTACTTGAGCAAGAGAATTTAAAATAATAGATGGATTAAGAGTTTCAATATCAACAGAATTTAGTTAATTTTTAAATAAATGAAAAAAATCTATAATATATTTAAAGAGTACAAATATAAATTATTATTGATATACTTTTTTATGTTCCTAACCGAGTTATCCATTATAATTCAACCTTATTTACTTGGAAAAAGTATTGATGGATTATTAGGTGGGACTTGGTTATGGATTATTTTATTATTTATTTCTTACTTTATTTATAATCTTTTTAACTACAAAAGGATGGTTTACGATACTAAAGTTTATACACAAATTTACAATGATATTGTTTTACGATTTCTAAAAATTAATAACGACCCCGATTCTGTAAAAGTTGCTAGAACTGATATGGCAAATGATATAGTTGGTGTTTTAGAAGGCTATGTTCATTATTATATTGCAACAATAATTACGATAGTTGGTTCAATAGGATTTATATATATAACAAATTGGAAAGTAGGATTATTGGTTACTTTAGCATTAATTGTTATAACATTGGCGGTTTTGCTTTTCTATAAAAAAATAAGACAAGCCATCAACGTTAGAAACAATCATTACGAAAATAAGTTAACAGCAATACAAAGAGGATATGATACTTCTGTTTCTTTTTTTAACCGAAGAAGAAAGTTAGATATATTTGAGTCAACACTACAAGGCAAAAATTGGCTTTTTGTTGGAATGATAAAATCAGTATTTTTGGTTTTTTCTATAATACTATTAATAACAACGTCTAATAGCATTACCACTGGTAGTGTAGTCACAATATATTCATACGTTAACAATTTTTTAATTTCCTTAATGTCAATTCCAGTTGCATTTGAGATGTATTCAAGATTGAGTAATATTATAAAAAGAATTAATTGAATATAACGTGCAAATATCATCTACTTTTAAAATTATATACATAAAACAAAACAAAGATGAAAGCAATAATAGAATTTAACCTACCAGAAGATAGAGATGAATACGAAATGGCAAACAATGCTGGCAAAATGTATCTGGCATTGTGGGATATTAAGCAGTTGTTTAGGTCAACATTGAAATACAATCCAACTGGGTTAAGTTCTAAAGAGTTAGAGCAATGGGAAGCAATGCGAGGGGAATTTTTTGATATATTGGATAACAATGATTTGAAATTAGATTAAGTTGATATGAAACAGATAGACAGATGGCTAATAGGCTTGTATATTATTATTCTTTACTTGACCTATGCAGTAAACAAGTTAATAGATGGCAACTTTTTTAACTAATGTTAATAACTTGAAAAAATAAAGTAAGCAATATTTGTTATATTTAAGCCGATTTGATTTGGTTAAATGAGTAGGTGTTTGAGGTGAGACTTTGCACCTGCTCTTTTTAAGTTTAAGAAATGGCAAATGTTTACTTTAGATGATTTTGAGGAGTGCGCTGAGTTTATATTAGAATATGGTGTTTATATCGCATTGCTGGTTATGGACTGGCTTGAAAAAGAGGAGAGATACGAGGAGTGCGAAATAATTTACCTAACAATACTAATAATGAACTTATCAAACGACTGGAATCTACCAAGTAAACTAACCGAAACAACATTTGAAGAGTTATGCGCTATGACTAATCAATATAGAGATGAAGAAGATTACCGAATGGTAGCGTACGAGATAATAAAAAGCATTGAATGAACTGGTATTTAGAAAAAATAACAAAGGTTAAGTCAAACCCAAACAATCCAAGATTAATAAAAGACGACAAATTCCACAAGCTGGTTAACTCTATTAAAGAGTTTCCAAAAATGCTGGAGATACGCCCTATTGTAGTTAATGACGATATGATAGTTTTAGGCGGAAATATGCGTTTAAAGGCTTGTAAGGAAGCAGGACTAAAAGAAGTGCCAGTAATTAAGGCAAGTGATTTAACAGAAGAAGAACAACGCCAGTTTATAATCAAAGATAATGTAAGCGGTGGCGAGTGGGATTGGGATATGT